TAATGCCTCTCACCAGGCCAGCAGTGATCAGCGATTCGGTCTGCCTGTCGGACAAGGTCCGAGGATCTGTGGCTTGATTCGTTTCGGAAGATCGCGCAGTTGATTCCCTCTTGCCCACTGTCATCTATGAATTTGCGCCAGACCCAGATCGCATCACACTCCCAGGTCCGCAGTACCAGTTTCTCGCCTGGACCCACGAACAGTTTGGGGGGGGGTGTCCCGTCTGCAAAGATCCTTCTGCTGTAATGTCGATCAAAGAGTTCTCGTACATACTCATCTCCGTCTTTTGTGATCCACCAGACAGGGTCCAATTAAACCACTCCTCCTACGTTCCTCCTTCTGCCTCTCTTCTTCCTCCGATACTGTCCTGATGCGCCTGCTGCACTTGATGCGAATGTGAGCACCAACGAGTCTGCAAAGTCTGTCGATCTGCCCAGACGTTTCTTGGTCTCAGCCTTCGACTCGACGATCATCTTGCCACTGCTGTTGAACGAGTACCGTGGTGCTGTCAGGTCTGCAATCAGACTGTCGTCATTTGGGATCTGCACTTCTTCCGTGAACCAGGACTTGGTGAGGTCCCATAACTCTGCACGGAGATTGGCATACCTGTCTGCCATTGCTGGGGATTCTGAGACATTTACTCCACGGGCACTGATGTCGAGTTCCCGCAGTCTGTCCAGCACTCCTGCCCCTAATCCAATCGAGTCCACCAGGATCTCTTCTGGAGGTTCGTCACTGCTGTGCAGGAGATCCAGCACCCGTCCGGCAAGTTCCATCAAGGAGAGTTTCTTCCAGCTGTGCAGTTCCATCAGGTGACGCCCCTGGCGGATACAAAGCACACTCGCATCGTCTCCGTACCTCGCCACGTCCAGGCCCCAGACGACAGGGGTCCCCTCCGGTTGTTCAACTACTCTCTTTGATGCCTGCTCCACGGCATGGAGGGAGATCAGGGTGTCGTCTTCTGCAGTTGGAAACTCTCCCAGCACTCGGACACGCATGGCGTTGGAGTCTGCGCCATACTTCAGTTCCATCTCTGCAATGAAGTCTGGAGAGACCAGGGGAGAATCAAGGCAACTGACCTGTTTCGTCCACCAACTGTCCCGCAGTCTTGTGTGCGTTTCGTAGAAATACCCTGATGATCTGGTGGGGTTGCCGAGCAGAATCGTTGTGGCATCCTTGCCTGACATCGAACCATAGGCTGCTTCAAATACCGACTCCGGTACCCCTGATGCCTCGTCTACGACCAGCAACACATGATCTGCATGGACTCCTGCGAGGGATTCTGGGGATTCGGATCTGGAGGTTCTTGCACTGATAAATGCCTCTGTCGGAGAAGAACCCAGCTCAATCCGGTCGGATTTCATCTCCAATAAAGATTTGATCGGAGTGGGGAGTTCCTTGATCCAGCGTTTGCACTCGGCAAAGAGGGCATCGAACAACTGGGATGCCGTTGGTGCTGTGACCACGATCTTGACGGGGTAGCGGGTGAGCAAGTACCAGATCATGAGCCAGGATGCACAGGATGATTTCCCGACTCCATGCCCAGAGCGGATGCTGCACCTCCGTTGTCCCTTCGCCACTGCAGACATCACCTCCCGTTGCCAGTCCTGGGGGGTCACGCCCAACAAATCCTCGACAAAGAGATCTGGGTGCTTCTCGTAGGTCAGGATCAGTTCACTGAGCTGCATTAGAATGCTCCGAATAAATCAAGTTGGACACTGGAGTGATTACGGTCCCAATACCTCGGAGCATTGAATGATTCAATCCGATCTATCAAAACCATTGCTCTGCCATGAATGCTCAATTTGTCAAATGTTGAGGAGTTGTTGAAAATGGAGTTGCTGCTCAAACTCAAGTTCCGACCTACGGCTGTAGAGTCTGCGGATGCAAAGGGAACCTTGCAGAAAATTTCTGGATGTAAAGCCCGTAATCCATGTAGTTTGATTGCAGTCTTCCCGTCCTTGTCTGTGATGCGGTCAAGGGCCTGGTGCAGTCGAACCCAATAATTCTCTGAATTTGGGGCCAAACCTGCCGTTGTCCCAATACAAACTCTCTCAAATTGTTCTGCCAACCACTCCAACTTCTGCAGTGATTCATTGAAATGCCAAACTGGAGTTCCTCCAGGCAGAGGACAGTTCTCAATCAATTCATTGTTCTCATCTTCTGTCCCATCAATCACATCGGGAATGATCCAGAAATCACAGCACGGGTCCTTCAGATCACTGACAAACTTGTAGTAGTCTTCCCAGTCTGTGGTCTTCCCTGAGTTCCAGAACGAGTAAGCCCCATTGTCCAGCATCCACGACTGACAAACCTCTTGCACAATTGACAACTGTGACAGATCCGCATAGGACACACAGGCATGTCTGGACTTCAAAATTCTTGTGACCTGATCATCACTCGCGGCAATTCTCGTCCCGTGATAGTGAATCATTCTGCTGTGCGGAGTTTGTTGATTCCCAGACTCCAGATGAATCCACCCAGCAGTTTTGCTGCAAACTGTCCTGCAATGATCCAAACGGGGAATCCTCCAAATGCCAGCACGGGGAACAGGATTGAGTCGGTCAATGACCCCAGCAGGTTGGAGGAGTTGGAACGGACGAGGTACGGGTGATCTTTTAGTTTGTGGTACACCAAGGAGTCCAGCAGGGCAGAAATCCCAAAGGCTGCGGCACTGGCTAGGGCGATCTGCAAAGCCTCAAGGTTCAGCAAGATCGTCAGTCCTGAACCTGCACAGATCAACAGGGCCATGTTCCGTTTCAGGTTCTCCTTCCAGACTTCGTGTAGGTAGTCTCTCAAAGACAGGTCGAGCCCAATCAGGAGGAAAGCATTGATGATCGAGACACTTGGGCCAAACTCTAGGATCAGTAGGTTTGCAGTTACGATGGCGGCTAGGTAAATGATGATGGCAGTTCTCTGCATAGTTCTCCTTAGTTATCTCGTAGATCGTCAATGATGATGGCACCTTCCTCTCCCCAGATTTTCTCAATCTCCAGTTTCCAGACCGTTGAGTCCTCCTTCAGCAGTGCGTCCATCAAGGCCTTGCACAAATTGTCTGCATCGGGCCTCTGCTGGTGCGGGGTTGCGACCTTCTGCAACCTCTTCTTCTTGCACCAACTGCTGGGCATTGGCACGATGAACCTGGCACGGAAAGCATCCGGTAGAGTCCAACCCTCTGCCTGACTCCGCAGTTCATCACAGAACTCACGGTATCGGATTACAACCTTTCTCTTGGCCCAGACATCTCGTCTCGTCATCCTCGGCTTGGCAACTGGGGAAATTTTGAAAATTTTTAGCATGAGATCCGACTTAGCGATTAGGTAGGGGTATGGGGGGGTCTGGTTCACCATGCATATTCTCACTGGGTTCCAACTTCCGTTCTGTCTTCTTGTAGTACTGCAACTCAAAACGAACCCCATCCACCTGGAAGATATACTGCTGTTGGCATTGGGGGTTGTCACAATCCACTTCCACAGTAGGAGAACTGTTTAACCAACCTATCCACATCCCTGCTACATCTGTTTTGTTGTCGTGCCCACAGTCAGGACAGTTGCTGTAAATACAAAGAACCTCCAAATTGCAGGGGTTGCCCTCTTCAGGATTGTTGTACCTCTGGTTCCATTCGTCTTTGGTCAGTTTCTTCATTGGTTATCCTAGAAATAGGTTGGAGAGGTGGAGGGGTGCGCCCACGCACCCGCTAAAGGAAATCGACCACCCCTGGGGGGGTCTGCGAAAATCGAGGTTGCTGCCCAGATGTTGCCCTTTTTGTTGCCCTTTCCGGTCATATCCTGCTCGATCCCAGTGTTTCTGCGGTTTGTCGGTTTCCACCCTCGCCACCAACTGATAAAATCTATATGTTCGATAATGTCAAATATGTAACTCATGCCCCAGTATTTATGCGGCACAGAGCAGATAAAAGTTGTATCAGGATCGCGAGTGCGTAATGTTAACGGGCATCTGCTCAATCCTTGGGCTTCTGCTCAGACTTGTATTCAATCTCCGCTTTTCTCTTCGCAATCTTCTTCATGGTGTCCAGGTGTTCCTTCCTCATCGAGTGTTCCACACTCACATCCTTCTTCATTCGCTCGGCAAGGAACTCAGGATGATACTTGGCACAGATCCACTGTCTGGCACGGATGGAAACATCTGCAGCTCGAGGATCAATCCGCCCCTGTTCACACTCTTTGGCAAGATACTCAATATGTTCAGCATGACGCATTGCCCTCTCATTGAGAGCAGACATGTACCGTTCCTGATGATTCCGGTTCAGCACCTGGTACAGTGCATACCTCGTCATCCCATACAGTTCTGCTGTTTCCTGAAGGCTCTTGCCATCGGCAATGTGATTACAGAAGGCTTCGACATCCTCATCAGAATATTTCCGGTTAGATTTCTTGGGTGCAGTCATTCTTCTTCTCTAATGCGATGATCAAAATCATCTTTGGCTTTGATATGTCGTACATGGAATCCTCTCTCAAACTCCCCACACCAATGGACATCCTTCGTGATTGGGAACAAAGACAAAGAATGATCTCTTTGCTCCATGTCAAGATTACCGACAACACTTGCAGTGGGCGCATGTCTACGACATTGACCTAATCGATTGAGTTCCATATCTGTAGGATTCTCCAATTGCTTGAGTCCACGTTTCCAAAACTTGCAAAACAGACATTGTGGAAACAAATGATTATAGGGTATAAGTTTGGGCAATGTATCATCTTGCATCTTCTTCATGGACTGCAAAACATTCAACGCATCTCTTGCTGAAAACACATCATCTGACGACATAACATCTCCAATATATCAATAATCAATATAATCCAAATTACCGGCATTTTTCAAACCCACCCATACCGAACCACCAACCATTACTTAAAAACCTTCTCACAACGATTCTGAGAACTCAGAGAGGTATTCTTCCGATATTCATCCCCCTCCAGTTTCATCCCCACTGCCTCATGCATGACCTTCTGTGATCCCACTTGCGGACTCAGCAGATCATCGACATTGACATGATACCCCAGCTTGCTGCTCCAGATTTGCTCGTCACTCATCAGCCGCAGATCCAGCAGTGTCTTGGCAGGTTTCTCTGGGTCCAAAACAATACTTTTTATCTGCAGTAGACCCAAACCCCCAGGCAGCAGTCCCAGTGAAGAAGGCCAGTAATTGAACGAATCATCCAAATGGTCATTGGTCCAGTAGTTCGTCAGTGGTGAGGCCAGAAAGAAGGCATGAGGATGCAGAGGACGGTTCAGATGGTTCGGCATCTTGAAGGCCGTATTGTTATAACTCATCATCTGTTCAATTGCCTCCTTCATCCATTCGGAATTGAACGTATAAAAATTTTTCACTTCAACACCAAACAGAAAACCATTTGCACGATCATACAACATCAAATCTGCACGACAACTAACACGACTACCTCGATAGTGCGACCAACCCTGGACATTCGTTTCTACAACAAAATGATCTTCAAATGCTCCAGCAATGACATTGATGATCTCGTTATGCTTCATTCCTTTTTCAATCATTTTTCAGATCTCCATGATTTCCTGAAAATTTCGTCGTATCGGGTTGGGTAGGCAAGAGTGGGCAGGACCCTCTACTCCGTAGGGTCCTTCTGCCCACCCTTTTGCCCACCACCAACCCCTCAGTGGGCAGCGGTGGGTAACTACCGCTACCCACTCACCCACTCATCATCAATATTGATCTTAGTCAGATGTCCTTTCGTCACCGAGACACGGTCATGAAAAAACTGGAAGGCATTTCTTCTATTCAATCGAACATCGTACACATTGTACTTAGTCAGACCATATTTTGGGCCTTGACATAACTTCGACCATTCTTCTGAATCCACACTTAGATCCACCAAATTTCTACCTGATTCTAATAAGTTTTGTTTCCCCTTTTCCCACAATTCTAAAAAGGCATTATAGGCTTTCCTTTCATAATCTTTTGGTTTCTTTCCAGCACCAGATGCCTCAAATTGTGGTTCCTCTGCAGGGATCAGGACACGGGAAGTGACAGGTGTACAACCGTCATTTTTCACCAACAGATGTCCATCAGGACGACGAACCTGCACAGACATCAACTGGTAGAACTGATGTGCTGGCATCTCTCCATCCTTCATCTTCAGGCATTTCAGGGTCATCGTTGCATCAGGTTCCGTACTGGATTTCTCAATCAGGAACCCTGCATCAATGGCAGCATGAAGTGCAGAAGATCCTCGACCACCCTTCTCCTTATCCTTCCCAGTGTGATGAACAACGATCACAGTACACTCCAACCGATTCCTCAGAGCATCCATATAATGGACAAACTTCACCATTGCCTGGGTGCTGTTTTCGTCATCTGCACCAAAATGTCTCGCCAAAGTATCAACAATAATTAGGGAAGGCTTCCCATCCTGTTCTACGATCTCATCAAGGATTTCGACGTACAGACGATCCACCTCCTCCATCTTGGTCAGGTTCCAACCACCTGTAAGGCATCGAAAGGCAGTCCCAGGATTCTTGCCATACTTCTCCTTCCAGCCCATCATCCTGCGTTTCATTCCAGCCTTGCCTTCACCCGCAAAGTAGTAGACGTTCCCCTGTCTAACAGGTTTGTCCTGCCAATTTAGTCCAGTGGCAATGGCAAGACCCCAACTCAAGGCCATGAAGGACTTTCCAACTCCAGGGTCTCCGATCAGAGTCACCAGACTATCGGTCTCAATCATGTCCTCAATCAGATACTCAGGAGGTGCCATGTCTGCGACAAAGTCATCAAAGGACAGCAGAGGATTGGGTTTCTTGACTTCCTCAGAAGTTCCCGCAAACTCTTCAGCAACCCCTTTGACCTTCTTCAGTTTCTCATCCATGTCTGGATCAGCCTGTCGGACCTTTGGACCTTCTTCCCCACCTTTGCCGAACCCTCCAGTAAAGAACTGCGGATCAGGATCAGGAACTTCCAGAGGTTCCCGTTTCCCATGTTCAAACCCATCTCGGATGTCCTTCTCTGCAAGTCTCGGATCATCAGTATTGTCGAGAGCTGCAGAGATCAGTCTCTGTAGGGCAACGGACTCCTCGATGTATCCCCCAGCAACATATCCAGCCACCGTCCTTGCCCGATACAGACGGGTCTGATGTTTCTGCCCTGGTGCCGCAGCACGGATCATGTCACAGGCAGCATCGAGGACAGCAGCACCATACTTCTCATAAGACTTCCCATCATCAAAGATCGTATGCCTGGAAGCATCAAAGAGAGACTTGGACTTCTTCTCCGGTTTCGGAGGTTCAGGGTTCTCCTCCTCCTTCTGTGACATGTCACGGAAGTCCATCTCTCCCAGATCCTCAACTGTAGAAACAATGGGAGAGGCCTTCAGGTTCAGGTAGGCACTGGGATCGTGGGAGACAAAGCACAGACGGGAGAGGTTCCGTACTGAATCATCAATGGCCTCATCGTGACATGTCACCAACTGCTGGACATGACTGCGGAAGATCCAGTACACCTGTTCATGATACTCTGACCCCAGAGGATGCCAGCAGATCACCTTCAACCCTCTCCCTGATGCACTGACAAAGACCACCAGGACATAGGGATCTTTCTCAAGAATCTCTCGGTACGACTGCACCTGTTCCACGGTCAGCTTGTCCAGATCAACATGCACCAGACCAGAGTAGTCGGTCAGGTCACGGTCATGCCTTCCTTCACGGAAGACTCCTGCCAGAGTCACCCCCAGCAGTTTCTTCTTCTCGTCCTGATACTCCTTGATCTCTCCCAAATGGAGACACTGTCGGAGCATGACAATCTTCTTTCTAAACCGTTGCGGAACATCTTTGCTGTCCAGAAACCTACCTGCACGGATGATCTCCACAAAACTGCAGAGGGTTTCATCCGACACACTCAGGGTATCTTTGACTCCAAGAAACCGAGTAATCCGATGGTCAGAACGGTACATCATCTTCTTCTGAGGGTTCTTTCTTTGGGTTCGGTGCTCCGGCTGGTGGATCTGCGTGGAATCCTGCTGGCTCATGACTGCCTCCTCTGGAAACGTTTTTCATGATTTGATCGACATCCGGTGTCTGAGGTTTGACAGCAGGAGCATCATCCTCTTCATCCTCCTCCTCATCTATTTCATCAAACCGAGGATTATATTCAGGCAACTCTTCCTTGGAGGAAGCAAAGAACTGTATTTCATAGGAGTCGTAGGTGACCCCATCCTTGGTATAGGTTGCCCAGGTACCGTCCTTGTCCTTCTGTCTCCGCACCGCAATGGCAATCGGTTTGTCCTTCAGAGGTTCCCAGGTTCTGGGGTCTTCCTGCAGATCAATGTCTCGATTGCCTGTAAAGATGC